GTTAATGAAGCTGGCAACTACACTAAGCCCACAATGAGAAAGCGGTTGTTTGAAAAGATTAAAGCTGGCAGTAAAGGTGGTCAGCCGGGTCAGTGGTCAGCACGTAAGGCGCAGATGCTGGCACGGGAATACAAAGCTGCAGGTGGCGGCTACAAATGATATTGGATATTGAAAATATTACAAAGGGAATAGGTGTTGTTACCGCGACCCTTGCTTTAATAGGCGGTGGTTATACACTGTATGACAAGCTAGGCATTGAAGACCCCATTCTTAAATGGTCCCCGGAACATTTTGAGATTTCAAATGGCCCAGCAAACGGTGAGTTTACTGTAGTAGTAGCCCGTGAAAAATTACGTGACGATTGTTCTGTAGAAGGATTTAAGTTAGAGATACGTGACTCCAATTATATTGTTCATCCCGCTGTGCCTAGCATTGCAAAGTTCAGCGGTCCTGCTAATGACAAGGTGGATAAGTTTGGATACAAGGTTAAGCTAGAAGGACACCATGCAGATAAAGTAGCTAAAGGAAAAGCAACACTGTTAGCACATATAGAGTATCTTTGTCCTGAAGGTCCAGTCTTAGTAAATTATCCAGACCACGAAAATCTTACTTTTATAATTGAGTAAATGGAACATGTCTTTTTGCTTCTCGTATATCTTGGTGCAGGAGACGGTAGAAACTTAATAAGCAATGATATGTACTTTCGGTCCATTACGGACTGTAATTTTTTTGCTTCGGAGTTAGCTAAACGATACGGAAACTATAGATACTATTCGTATATAGACCAAAAAGATAGAGTCACAGCATACTGTGTACCAAAACTGCTTGACCCCAACAGCATAAAGGTATACTAAAATGGACCCCATGAGTGCAATGGCTGCCGCTTCTGCGGCCTTTGGCGCATTGAAAAAGGGCTTTCAAGTAGGCCGTGATATTGAGTCTATGGTAAGTGACCTTTCTAGGTGGATGAGTGCGCTATCGGATATAGAGCAAGCAGAGAAAGAAGCAAAGAACCCACCCATCTTCAAGAAGCTATTTGCTGGTAAGTCAGTTGAGCAAGAAGCACTTGAGATTGTAATGAACAAGCGTAAGCTGCAAGAGCAACGTGACCAGTTACGCCAGCTTATTCAATACACGTGCAAAGCAGGAACGTGGGAAGAACTTATCCGAATGGAAGGTAAGATTCGCACGGAACGACAAGAAACACTTTACAAACAAAGAGAGAAGCGTAAAAGATTTCTTGAGTGGATAGCTATTATAGGTGCTGTAATTCTTGCTACCGCAATATTAGCTGGCATTCTTTGGCTTTTAGTAAATGGGTAAAACGTATGGCACTTCGCGCACCACAGAAAAGTCTTAAGGCTTGGACAAAACAAAAATGGCGCACCAAATCAGGTAAGCCTTCAGCAAAGACAGGTGAACGCTATTTGCCTGAAAAAGCAATAAAGTCCTTGACAAGCGCAGAATATTCTGCTACAACTAGAGCAAAGAGGGAAGGTACACGTGCAGGAAAACAATTCGTACGACAGCCTAAATCTATTGCAAAAAAGACTGCACGATTTCGCAGAGGCGCATAATATAAAGCTGCTGCGTGAAACATTTCCTAGCTGGGAAGACAGGCTGGAAATAATTAAATCTGAGATAGAGATACAATATGTTAAACATGCTAATCGGTCCAATAGCTGATTTAGCCGGAACATGGTTAAATGGCAAGGTAGAAGAAAAGAAAGCAGAGTCTGCCACAAAGGTTGCTAAAGCAAAAGCTGAAGCAGTCATTATGGAAAAGAAAGCTACTGGCGAGATTGATTGGGATTTGGAGATGGCCAAAGGGTCTGCCAATTCGTGGAAAGACGAATGGCTTACTATTTTGTTCAGTATCCCTCTTATCCTCGCCTTCATACCGGGGATGGAGAATGTTGTTCAAAACGGATTTGCCCAACTGGAAAAAATGCCTGAGTGGTATCAGTATAGTCTTGGTGTTATTGTGGCTGCTTCTTTTGGTGTTCGTAGTGCCACAAAGTTCTTTGGTAAAAAATAATGGCAGCGCAGAAAATACTAGAGTGGAAACTGCTTCCTAGATTTATGATGCTTGTGATGACGATTATGAGTTGGAGAGTGGTGGAGTGGTTTATGACCTTGCCCGACCCAACAGCAGCACAAGCAGGTTTAGTGTCTGTTGTTACTGGCGCAATGACAGGTGCATTTGCAGTGTGGATGAACCACGAAGGTAAACATCCGCACCAATCCAACCATAAGATTTCGGAGACACGCAAATGAAATACGACAGACGAAATCTCATTGACAAGCTGATTAACCATGAGGGTTTGGTTCTAAATGTATATCAGGACTCTCTTGGGATTGATACAATCGGTATTGGTCGGAACCTTGAGGACCGTGGCATTACGGATGAAGAACTTGCTCATCTGGACTTTCCAAGCATTGATGTAGTCTACGAGCATGGCATTACTGAATCAGATGCCCGGTATCTTGCAGAGAATGACGTGCAGATAGTTGAAGAAGAACTGTTACGTGCGCACCCTTGCGTAGACAGATTAGACTCTGTACGTCAACTTATCTTGGTGGATATGGCGTTTAACATGGGTGTGCCTCGTTTATGTAAGTTTCAAAAAATGTGGAATGCTATTCACGAAGAAGATTTCCCAAATGCAGCAAAAGAAATGCTTGACAGCAGGTGGGCAGTTCAGGTAAAATCACGTAGTCATAAACTAGCACACGCTATGCATCATGGAGAGTTAAAAGATGGATAAGAAATTTAAACCATGTAAAGGTTGTCCTACACCAGCTAATTGTGGTGCTGTTGGCAAATGTCAGAATAAAGGTAAATAGATATGGGTGATGATTTATTTAAACAAACTGGTAGAAAAAGTGCCTCTGAACAAGTAAAAGAAATTGGTGCTGCTATTACTGGTATTTTTGGTGCTGATGATGAAAAGCCATCTGGTTATGAAAAAGTAAAAGCAGAGAAAAAAACTGAACCTAAAAAGAATGTAAAGTCTACTAAGACTTACAAAAAAGTAACTAAGACAAAAATGAAACCTGTAAAGCAAGTATCAGGCTCTCCAAAAGGTACTAGCTTTTTTGATATGTTTACGAGTTAATTATGGCTAGAGAACTAAACGAAAGACAACAGAAATTTCTTGATGTCCTCTTTGAAGAGGCAGGTGGCGATGTAGTCGCTGCTAAGAAACTGGCTGGGTATTCAGAGAATACACCAACAACTGCAATTGTAAAAGGATTGAAAGAAGAAATCCTTGAAGCAACGCAGATGTACATGGCACGTAATGCACCTAAAGCTGCTATGGCTATGACTGGTGCTTTGTATGACCCAACTGAACTTGGTATTCGTGATAAGATGGCAGCAGCTAAAGAACTGCTTGACCGTACAGGTTTGATTAAAACAGAGAAGGTACAAGTGGAAGCCGCTGGCGGTGTTATGCTTATGCCAGCTAAAGCTGTAACAGAAGACGATGACTAGAAGCATAGGGCAGTGGAAACTTCCACAGCCAACAGACATTAAAGAAGAAAACGAATGGGTACAGATACCACGCATTGCACGTACTGTACCATTTGGTTATGAACAGAACAAAGACGACCCTGACATTCTTGACCCCATACCAACAGAACTTGATTTGTTAGAGAAGGCTAGGCAGTACGTAAATCAATACAGCTATCGTGAGGTAGCTAACTGGCTGAGTACAAATAGCGGCAGATACATATCGCACGTAGGTTTAAGGAAACGGTTACAGAATGAGCGACAGCGTAAGAACCAAGCTGCAAGCATCCGCAAATGGGCAGAATATGCGGAAAAGGCAATCGCCAAAGCGAAAGCCCTTGAAGAAGAAAGAACTGGCGCAAAAGCCACAGGTTGAAATAAAAGAGACTGTATCCGAAGCTGCTGAGTTTGAAAGCATAGAGGAGACTGCCAATGTACTTTTCAAACCTAATCCCGGTCCACAGACTGACTTTCTTGCAGCAAGTGAACGTGAAGTACTATACGGTGGTTCAGCAGGGGGTGGTAAATCTTATGCCATGCTTGCAGACCCTCTGAGGTACATGGGGCATCCACAGTTTAGTGGGTTGCTACTGCGACATACAACAGAAGAACTGCGAGAACTTATTTTTAAGTCGCAGGAGTTATACCCAAAAATCTGGCCCGGCATTAAGTGGTCAGAAAGAAAGATGCAGTGGACTGCGCCATCTGGAGCGAGGTTATGGATGTCATACCTTGATAGAGATGAAGATGTCCTGCGTTATCAGGGTCTGGCTTTTAGCTGGATAGGCTTTGACGAACTGACCCAATGGCAATCGCCATATGCGTGGAATTACATGCGAAGTCGTCTACGGTCCACTGCCCCTGACCTGCCCATCTTTATGAGGGCTACAACTAACCCCGGTGGTAGAGGGCATCACTGGGTAAAGAAAATGTTTATTGACCCTGCGCCATATAATAGAGCGTTTGATGCGACAGATTCAGAAACAGGAGAAGTATTACGGTATCCTGCAGGACATAGTAAAGCTGGAAAAGCATTGTTTAAGAGGCGGTTTATACCAGCCCGACTCTCAGATAATCCATACCTTGCAGATGCCGGAGATTACGAAGCCATGCTTCTCTCGCTCCCAGAGCAACAAAGAAGGCAGCTTCTTGAAGGCGATTGGGATATTAAAGAAGGCGCAGCTTTCACTGAGTTTGACCGCAGTGTTCATGTTATTGAGCCTTTTGATATACCCAGCAATTGGGTTAAATTTAGAGCATGTGACTATGGGTACGGCTCTTATTCTGGTGTGGTCTGGTTTGCTGTATCACCATCTGAACAACTTATTGTATATAGAGAGTTGTATGTTTCCAAAGTACTCGCTACTGACTTAGCGGATATGATATTAGAGTTAGAGTCAGGCGATGGAAATATTAAATATGGTGTGCTGGATAGCAGTCTTTGGCATAAGCGTGGTGATACTGGACCGTCTCTTGCGGAACAGATGATACAACGGGGATGCAGGTGGAGACCATCAGATAGAAGTCGTGGTAGCCGTGTTGCAGGTAAAAACGAAATACATAGACGTTTACAAATAGATGAATTTACGGAAGAGCCTAGACTTGTTTTCTTTAATAGTTGCACGAACATTGTCGCCCAGTTACCGTCCATCCCTCTGGATAAAAAGAATCCAGAAGATATTGACACGAAAAGCGAAGACCACTTGTACGATGCGTTAAGGTATGGTATAATGTCACGACCACGCTTTAGCATATTTGATTATGACCCAGCAGGAAGACCCAGTGGCGGTATGCGTGTAGCAGATGCAACCTTTGGATACTAAAGGACTATAGTATGGATGAAGATGAAATCATGATTGAAGATGATGCAATTGCATTAGAAGATACAGAAGATTCTGTAGCTGAAGATGTAGATGTATCCAATATCATTCCATATGTTATGGAGCGTTACAAACGTGCTGAAGATTATCGCTATCAGGATGAAGAACGCTGGCTAAGAGCATATCGTAACTATAGAGGTTTATATGGGCCGGATGTACAATTTACTGAGGCAGAAAAGTCAAGAGTATTTATCAAAGTCACCAAGACTAAAACGCTTGCTGCGTATGGTCAAATTGTTGATGTTCTCTTTGCTAATAATAAGTTTCCTCTTTCTATTGAGCCTACAACACTTCCTGAAGGTGTGCTAGAAGATGTACACTTTGACCCGAAAGAACCAGAACAGCTACAGTCATCTACTTCACTAAGCAGTCCTTATGGTTATGCTGGTGACGGTAAAGAGTTTCCTAAAGGTGCTACAGCTAAAACTCTTATGGAGCAGCTTGGCCCACTAGAGCAAAAGCTAGACCCTGTTCAAGACAAACTAAAAGAAGGTCCGGGTAAAACACCTACTGCTATTGAGTTTAGCCCTGCAATGATTGCAGCTAAAAAGATGCAGAAGAAGATACATGACCAGCTTGAAGAGTCAGGTGCTAATAAAAACCTACGCAGCAGTTCATTTGAAATGGCACTGTTTGGTACAGGCATTATGAAAGGGCCATTTGCCAAAGACAAAGAGTATCCTAATTGGGATGACGAAGGCAATTACGACCCACTATTCAAAACTGTACCACAAGTAGAACACGTATCTGTTTGGAACTTTTATCCAGACCCAGATGCAAACAACATGGACGAAGCACAGTTCGTGATTGAACGTCACAAGATGTCTCGTTCACAACTGCGTAACCTAAAGAAGCGTCCATACTTCCGTTCTGCTGTTATCGATGAAGCTATTCAGTATGGCGAGAACTACACCAAGAAGTACTGGGAAGATGACCTGTCTGACTACGCACCAGAGCATGGCATTGACCGCTTTGAAGTTCTTGAGTATTGGGGTATGGTTGATACTCAGATGCTGGAAGAGCAGGGTGTTGAGATACCAAAAGAACTAAAAGACTTTGATGAACTGCAAGCCAACGTATGGATTTGTAACAACAAGCTGCTTCGCATGGTTCTTAACCCATTCAAGCCAGCCAAAATTCCATACTGTGCTGCACCATATGAACTGAACCCATACTCATTCTTTGGTGTTGGTATCGCAGAAAACATGGACGATACACAGACACTGATGAATGGCTTTATGCGTATGGCAGTAGACAACGCTGTGTTGTCAGGCAATATGCTTATTGAGGTTGATGAAACAAACTTAGTGCCGGGGCAAGATTTAACATTGTATCCGGGCAAAGTATTTCGTAGACAAGGTGGCGCACCGGGTCAGGCAATTTTTGGTACTAAGTTTCCGAATGTGTCATCAGAGAACTTAATGTTATTTGACAAGGCAAGACAACTTGCAGATGAGTCAACTGGTATGCCTAGCTTTGCACATGGTCAAACTGGTGTGTCTGGTGTAGGTAGAACTGCTTCTGGCATTTCAATGCTTATGAACGCAGCAAGTGGAAACATCAAGACTGTAATCAAGAACGTGGATGATTATCTACTGCGTCCTCTTGGTGAAGGTTTCTTCCGCTTTAATATGCAGTTTGACTTTGACCCAGAAATCAAAGGTGACTTGGAAGTTAAAGCACGTGGCACAGAAAGTTTAATGGCTAATGAGGTACGTAGTCAAAGACTGATGCAGTTTTTGCAGATTGCAAGTACTCCTGCTCTTGCTCCATTTGCTAAGTTTCAGTATGTCATTAGCGAGATTGCAAAGTCAATGGACCTTGACCCCGACAAAGTTACCAACAACATGAGTGAAGCAGCACTTCAGGCAGAACTGATGAAGCAGTTCCAAGCACCTGCTCAACCTGAAGGTGGGATGACACCACCACCGGGTGCAGATGCAATGGACATGACAGGTGCTGGTGGTGGAACAATAGGTACTGGTACTGCGCCAGTTCCGGGTGAACAAGGATTTAGTAGTAATGGTGGACAGACAGCAGGTACTCAGCAAACTCAAGCCGATGGTGGGCAACAACCGCCAATGGGAAGCGTTCAGTAGTTATCTTGATTTAGCTATTGCACAGCATCAAAAGGTGCTGGAACAATCTGACGATACAATCATGATGCACCGTCAACAAGGGGCTATCACAGCTTTACGTAAACTAAAATACTTACGGGATGAAGTAAATGGCAATGGATAAACAAATGGAACTCTTTGAAGACGGTGGCCTTATGGATGAGGGCGGCATGGTTGACGAAGTGTCAGGCAATGAAGTACCACCGGGTTCTACACGTGAAGAAGTTCGTGATGACATTCCTGCTCAATTGAGCGAGGGTGAATTTGTTTTTCCTGCCGATGTAGTGCGGTACTTTGGTCTTGAAACACTTATGAAGATGCGGCAAGAAGCCAAAGCTGGTTTGCAGATGATGGAAGATATGGGTCAGATGGGCAACTCAGAAGAGGCTACTATTCCTGATGACATTCCGTTTGATGTAAATGACCTTGACATGGAAGATGATGGCATGTTAGAATACGCACAGGGCGGTGTTGTTCACGCACAAGCTGGTACATTTGTTCAGCCTCAAAGTAATATTGCAGGGTTTCAACAATCTCAATTTGCTGGGTATCAGCCCCAGTATCAACAGTACACAGGCCAACCAGCACCAGTAAGCCAGCCAATACAACAGGCATATACTCCTGTAACGCAACAATATACACCTACCATGCCACAGGGTCAAGTGCCTACTTTTACAGGTTTAACAGGTTTAGCTGCCCCTTCTCCCGGTGGCTACGATGAAATGAAAACATATGTAAATGATTCTGGTATGGAAATGCAAATACCATTTAAGGACGGTAAACCAATTTATCCGATTCCAGAAGGTTATAAATTAAAGGGTGAAGCAGTGCAAACTGCCCAAACTAGCACTACAACAGGAACAGGTGTTGAAACAACTCAAGTAATACCTTCTGGTGATGATGAAGGTGCTGCACCAAAGTATTCTACAACAGACCCTACAGGCATTGGTTATGATAGGGCTAAAGTTAAAAGTAGTGCATTAAAAGATGTATTAACACAAAGTGCTATTAGTCAAGTTAGAGCATTTGGCGAAAACAGTTTAATGTCTACTGCCGCAAAAGAAATGGGTCTTTTAGCAACGCCACAAACAAAAAGTGCAGTACTAGAAATAATTGCAAACAAATCATAGTCGCGACTGTGCAACTCGCTAATAGCAATAGTCATCAACAGTAGAGATGATAACTGTGACAGTGCTTGTGCAATTGTAAAGTAAAAAATTCTCAGCATATCTATAAGCTAATCAGCAATGGATCGACCATCGACTCCCAACTCCCTTTCTCCTTAATCTTTATATTATATGTTTCTACATCCAACTCCCTAATACTGATTCTCTTCTCAAGTTGCAATATTCTATTGACCCAATCTTCCCTGTTACTGTCATCAATAATTTCACCGAATCCAAACTCC